GCTGAGATTGCCGTAAACGAAGCATTGAAATAGCAAGATTGCTACATCGCCTCAGTAGCTCAGTTGGCCAGAGCGCCCGGCTGTTAACCGGGATTGTCATTGGTTCGAATCCAATCTGAGGCTCCAACACCCATCGCAGCTCAATTGGTCGAGTAGCGGACTTTAATCCGTTTTTTGCAGGTTCGATTCCTGTCGATGGGCTCAACGCCCTAATTCACTGGTAAGAAGCGTCGCGTAGCTACACCGTGCAGGCTGACAGCCTTCACTGAGCCCGCGCGCATGTCCCTAGTTGAGATCCTGAGCAATCAACAGCTCGAAGAGCGCGACGACGCCGAGCGCGCTGATCGCTTCGCCCGTGACTCCGGCCGCCCATCCGCCGCAGAGGGCAACGCCAGTGACCAAATGGTCGGCCGCATGGACGCATACGTCCAGCGGTGCTGGCAGATCGCCAAAGACGCCAAGGAAAACGGCATCGAGCACGAAATGCTCGAAGATCTGCGTCAAGCAATGGGCAGATACGACCCTGAGCGACTGCACGCGATCAAGGAAGCCGGCGGCTCCGAAGTGTTCATGCTCCTGACGTCGGTCAAGACGAACGCGGCGAAGAGCTGGATCAAAGATATCTTGCTGCGCCCGGGCGAGCGGCCGTTTAGCTGTGAGCCCACTCCCGTACCTGACGTACCGCCAGAGCTGCGCGAGCAGATCGTGCAGCGCACCTTGCAGGAAACCGAGCAGATCCTTGCCAGTGGTACGCATGTAACGCCGGAAGAGGTCTACGAGCGCGCCAGGGCACTGTTTGAAGAGCAGGCCCAGGAGATGAAGGAAGAGGCCAAAGTTCGCGCCGAGCGGATGGAGGATGAGGTTGACGACAAGCTGATCGAGGGCTCGTGGTACGACGCGCTGGCGGACGGTATTGAAGACCTGGTGAACCACAAGGCGGCATTCATCCGTGGTCCTGTGGTTCGCAAGAAGAAGCGCATCAGATGGAAGCCCGGCCCAGACGGCAAATCTATGCCGATGGCCGAGGACGAGCTCGTGCCGGTCTTCTACTCCCCTTCATCGCTCGATATCTACCCAGGCGCCGACTCTCGCGGCATCGACGACGGTCATTACTTCGAGCGCCTGCAGCTGCGTCGCAACGCGGTCTACTCAATGATCGGCGTGGAGGGCTACAGCGAGGAGAAGATTCGCGCGGCGCTGGCCGAATACTCAAGCAATTCTTTCGCGAACCTCTCCTACTCAGGCGAGCAAGAGCGCCGCGACCTCGAGCAGTCGCGCAACTGGCAAATGTCGATTGACAGCGCCATCGATGCGCAGGAGTTCACCGGCTCAATGCGCGGCGAATGGCTGATCGAGTGGGGTATGCCGCTAGATCAGGTGCCGGACATTGACGCCGACTACGAGTGCAAGTGCCTCAAGATCGGCCGCTTCGTGGTTCGCTGCGTGCTGAACGAGCACCCGCTAGGCAAGCGAGACCTCTACAAAGCCAGCTACGAAGAGGTTAAGGGCTCATTCTGGGGTATCGGGCTGGTGCGCAAGCTGCGCGATGTGCAGATCATCTGCAACGCAGTGGCGCGCGCCCTGGTGAACAACGTCGGCATCGCATCCGGGCCTATCACTGAAATCGAGTCGGATCGCCTGGCAGAAGGTCAGGACGTAACCAAGATGCATCCGTGGTTCATGATCCAGACCAAGGCGAGCAAGACCACACCATCGCCGGCGGTGCGCTTCCACAACCCCGACCTGATCGCCAACGAGCTGATCAAGATATACGCATTCTTCGCGCAGATGGCCGACCAGTACAGCGGCATCCCGAGCTACGAGGAAGGCACCAACCCGACGACCGGTGCCGCGGGAACTGCTTCGGGGCTCTCCATGTTGATGAATGCGGCCAGTCGCAGCGTGAAATACCTACTTGGCATGCTCGACAAGAATTGGATCGAGCCCGGCGTAGACGCGATGGTCCAGTACATTTTCAAATACGGCGAGAAGTCGGACTTGATGGGCGATTCGCAGATCAGAGGCAAGGGCGGCAGCGCGCTGATCGCCAAAGAGCAGCAGTCGGTTCGGCGAAACGAGTTCCTGATGAACACGAACAACCCGCTAGACGCCGAAATCATGGGCAAGCTTGGCCGCGCCAAAATGCTTCGTGAGGCTCTGATTGCGATGGACCTCGACCCCGAGACCATCCCAAGCGACGACGAGCTTCGCATGCAGATGAAGCAGGCCGAGGACATGATGCGCCAGCAGCAGAAGGCGGAAATGAACGCTGCCGGCGGCGCCCAGCAGCAACCAGCAGCCGAGAACCTGCAGCCTAATGGCTCTGAAATGGGCGGACAGGAAGCGGCCCTATTTTCCTAATTCACTGTTACGGGCCCTGTAGCTGGGGTCAAATCAACCCATGGCACTCGATACTGCAACGCTTGAAGCATACGGACGGCTCGCGCGTGACCCGTCTTACCGCCTGGTACTGGCAGACCTAGCGGCGAGACGGAACGACGAGACTGAAGGGCTGATGGCTGCAACCGAGTTGATCCAGGTAGGACGGCGACAAGGTGCCGTGACTGCCTTGGATGAAATCTTGTCCGTGATGGACATAGCTAAGGGCCGCTGAAAGCCAGAAGGCGATACCCGCCCTGTAAACCCAACAACGGATACCGTTAACGCGGCCCGGAGGAATCCATGGACGGAAGAAGCACTATTGAAAAAATGCACGACCGGCACGACGAGCTCGTGGCGGCCGCGTTCCCTGATAGCGTTGCGACGGCAGGCGCAAAAACCGAAGGATCGGAAGCAACCACGGATACCGCTAACGCGGCCCCTGGAAGCGAAACGCCAGCGACGATTACTCCAGAAGTCGTTGAAACCGTAGCTGCGTCGAGTGCTCCAACCGTGACGAAGGATCAAGCGGATTGGGAAGCGAGATTCAAGACGCTGCAGGGTAAGTACAACGCAGAGCTGCCAGCTTTGCGGATTCAGGTCGGCACGCTGCAAGGAGAGAATGACGTTCTCAAAGAGAATTTCAGATCACTAGCTGACCGTTTGGGCGGATCTCCGGCAGAAGCCGTCGCAGCGCAGGGAGCTCGCGCTAGCGATGATCTGCCGGAGTCAGTTCGTACCGCGCTGGGTGATGAAGCCCTCGAAGCGATCGACAAGCTGGTTACCGTGCGCATGGCGCCGATGGCCGATCAGGTCAAAGCCGCAGCCGATCAGGCAGGCGCAGCGCAGGAGAGCACGCGGAAAAGCGAGCAGCAGAAGTTCCAGGACCTGATCACTGCACGAATACCGAATTGGATGGAGTGGGACGCAACTCAGGAATTCCAAAACTACTTGTCTGAAATTGAGCCAATGAGTGGACAACCCCGGCTTGATCTACTGAAAGCCGCTGCGGGCCGTCGTGACGTCGATGCCGTAGTCGCCATTTTCGCCAGCTACACGCCGCCGGCGAAAGCAAAGACTGACGCCGAGCTTCGATCAGAAGCCGCTGCAAAGGCTGCCGCTGACGCCGTAACCAAGGCCGCAGCAGTTGACGCAGACAAGCCGAAGCCGACGCACTTGGTCACTATCGACACCAATGCGACCGAGCTGGACACGACCGGGAAAAAGATTTGGACTCCGCAGGAGATCAAGGACATTTCAACCCGAATCGCCCAAGGCAAAATCCCAGCCGCTGAATCCGAGGCTATCCAGAAAGAAATAATGCTCGCTGCTCAGCAAAACCGAATCTCGGCGTAAGCCGAAAACACGCGTGCGTCAAGGATGACGCGCACACGCACTCACGGAAGAGGAAAGACTAATGTCCATCACTACCGCACCAGGCTTCCCGCAGGCTTCTGGGGTCCTCATCCCAGAGGTTTGGGCGTCGAAGATCCTGATCAAGTTCTACGAGCGCTGCATCATGGCGCAGCTGTGCAACACGGATTACGAAGGCGAGATCAAGGACGTCGGCGACAAGCTGATCATCCGGACCACGCCTGATATCACGATCCGCAACTACGCCAAGGGCCAGACCTTGACGTACCAGACCCCGGAAGCCGGAACCGTCGAGTTCCTGATCGAGCGCGCCAAGTATTACGGCATTCGCATCGACGATATCGACAAGTTCCAGTCCGATTTGAACTTCATGGAGGATTGGACCCGCGATGCGGCCCAGCGCATGAAGATCGAGTGGGATCGCGACTTCCTCGCGGACGTCTACGTCGATGCGGATGCGAACAACCGCGGTGCGACCGCCGGCAAGATCAGTGGCGATATCAACCTCGGTGCCGCTGGCGCTACCAATGTCATTATCGGCAATGGTGCCGGCGAAGTAACGCCGATCCAGTTCTTGCTCAGCGTTTCTCAGGTGCTCGATGAGCAGAACATTCCGGAAGAGGATCGAAAGATCGTCGTACCGGCATGGTTCACCACTCGCCTGAAGAACTCGGATATCAAGGACGCAAGTCTGTCCGGCGATGCCAAGTCCCCGATCCGCAGCGGCCGCGTTGGCATGGTCGATCGCCTGGAGGTCTTCAACTCCAATCTGATTCCGACCGAAATCCAGACGGCCACGAAGTGCTGGAACGGCATCGCGTGCCAGAAACACGCAATCTCGTATGCGGCCCAGCTCACCAAGAACGACATTATTGAGAAGCTGGAAAGCACCTTCGGCTCGGCTGCTCGCGGGCTGGTTGTGTCTGACTGGAAGGTTCTCAAGCCAGATGCGTTGGTTGCCTACTGCGTTTCTCCGGGCACCGTCTAAGCCAACCTCGGCGGGCTCCGGCCCGCCGATCCCCCCATGTGAAAGGAAATCGATATGGCTACTGTTAACAAAACTGCAGCGTCGTACGGTGGGGCTGGCCCGCTAGGCGTGCCCGCTTCTGTCGTTCTCGCTCGCAAGTTCGATTGCTCGGTCGAGCCGCTGACGGCGGCCGATGTTGTTCAATCGTTGAACGTGCCCGCTGGCTACTTCGTAGTCGCTGTCGCGGTTGACGTTGAGAAGGGCGACACCGGTTCAAGTACCCGCAACTTCACCATTGGTGACGGCGCGGATCCTGATGGCTACGTCACCGCGTCTTCGGCAAAGACCATCGCGAAGTTGTTCACCCCGGCTGCGCTTCTTCAGGCACCGGCGGCAGGCGGAAAGTTCTACGCCGCTGCCGACACGATCGATCTGGTCCCAACGCAGGATCTTACCGACGCGGTCTTTACCGTCTACGCCCACCTGCGGCGTTTGTGCAACGAGATTTAGCCTAGAAGGCTGGAAGTTGGAAGTGACGGCGCCGATCCAGAATCGGCGCCGTTTTTAGAAAGGTTCCGTTTTCGATACATGAAGGGAGTTCAGCATGACCACCAAGTGGTTGATGAATACAAACACCGGGGTTGCGTGGCCGTATACAGCAGCCCTAGCTCTGCGCCGAGATATGGTCCCTTGCGCCGCGCCGGCCGCCGCGCAAGTCTTCCCAACGGAAGAGCACGTACCCGCCGCAAAGCAGGTTTCTGAGGCAGAGCCTAAGTTGCACGCCCAGACTGAAACCGGAGGCGATCAGCCTAGCCCGGCGATGGTCGCTGCAATGTCCGCAGACCTGAAAGGAAAATCCAAGTCTGACCTTCTGATCATGGCTGGTGATCTTGGTATCGATCTGGCGAGCAATACCGCCATCCCTGGTATCACCGCTGCAATTCAAGCCAAGCGCGAACAGCTAGAGGGCTAACAGCATGCTCGCCTCATCCATCATCGCCGCGGTCGGCAGGATTCTTCACGATACGAGTAAAATCCGTTGGATTGAGGAAGAGCTTCTGCACCTGATCACCTTGGGGGAACTCGAGGTGATCAACCATCGCCCCGACGCAAACCCGGTGAACGCCAACATGACGCTCGCCCCTGGCACAAGGCAGGAATTGCCAGTTGGAGGCATTAGGCTTCTTCGTGTTGTCCGGAACACCGGCGGCAGCGCTGTGCGAGAAACGTCGCGCGCGATAATGGATAGCCAGCAACCTGAATGGCACCAGTCAACAGCAAAAACGAAGATCGACCACTTCATGTACGACAACGTCGATCCAAAGCACTTCTACGTGTACCCGCCGGCGGCCAGTGGCGCGAGCTTGGAACTGGTCTACCTCACAATCCCAATCGAAGTCACGACGGCCGGGCAGACCCTGACGCTGGATGACAACTACCAGAATGCGATCATCGACTACGTGCTGTGGCGCGCTTACGCCAAGGACGCGGAATTTGCAGGAAACACGCAGCGCGCCCAGATGCACGCCCAGGCGTTTTCAAACAGTCTCGGGATCAGCAAAGAGCAGTTGTTTATGAGCTCTGTCTCTACGCAGGCAACCCCGACCCCGGCGGCGTCGCCAACGGTGCGTGCGTAATGGCCAGAATTCAAGATCTCGTATCGCGGATCAGATCATCCGTTCCCGAGGCACCTGACTTCCTGATAAAGCGGTTCCTGATCGAAGCCGCCAAGGAATTCTTTCGGCAGTCCCATATCTGGCGCGACTACGCCGATCCGATCACGCTCCAAGACGGGATTGATCGATACGAGTTCGATGCGCCTGGCAAGGTTGAACGGATCTGGTCGATCAAGGTAGACGGGATCGTGCGCGAGCTTGAGACACACCTAAAGCGGCCGCAGGACATTGTTGCCTTGAACGAAACGACTGGCGCAGTGCGATTCGTCGCGCTATCGCCATCGTCTAATGAGTTAATGATCTACCCGACGCCGACCACTGAGCACCTGTCAGTGGTAAAGCTGTGGGTTTCGCTGGTGCCATTTGACGACGAGACAGAGCTACCCGATTCGCTTCAATCAGAGTGGACTGACGGAATAGTCGCACTGACGAAAGCGCAAATGCTGTCGGATAGCGAGCGCGACACATGGCACAACCTGAACGAGTCCAGAGTGCAGGATCTAAAGGCTGCAGAGTGGATCGCAAGAGCTACACGCGAACAAGTGAATGGCGGTCGCACCAACGCAAAGGTGCAACTCCGACCATTGGTTTAACAGTCCAAGGAGGGACTAATCATGTCAGCTGCATCGGACTACCTAGAACAGGCAATACTCAACCATGTGCTGCGCGGGAGCGCGTACACCAGCCCAGGCACGGTTTACCTTGCCTTGTTTACGGCAGCGCCTTCTGACGCTGGCGGCGGCACTGAAGCCGCATATTCAGGCTACGTACGCCAAGCGGCAGCATTCAGCGCACCCGGCGCGACCAACGGCGTATCCGCGAACTCTGCAACCATCACGTTTCCTGCGGTTGCTGGCTCACAGATCACGGCGACTCACTTCGCGATCTTCGATGCGAGCACTGGTGGCAACATGCTCATTCATGGGGCGCTGACCGCAAGCAAAGTCCTGGACGTCAATGACGTGCCTAGTTTCCCGGCGTCGAGCCTGAGCGTCACCCTGGGTTAATCCGTGTTCAACATCACCCCCTTCAATTGTCGGGAGCTCAACTCTGCCGCTGGGGGCGAAATAACCCTAGCTGCCGCTGTGGAAGTCTCTTTCACGGCGGCAGCTGCCGTGATCCGGATCAAAGAGCTGGGATCAAGCACCGGGATTGATCTAGCCTCATCGGCCGCAGTGGTGCGTCGACGGAACATCAGCGCCGGAGCCGGTACGACCATACTTGCTCAGGCAAACATGGCGCCATCGCGGCGAATGGCCGCGTCTGTGACGATGGCCGTTGTCGCGGCACTTGGAGGGGCAGTAACTCAGGAGCTTGGGGCAACCGTATCGATCGCGATGAACTCTGCCGGCATCGTGATGCTGGAATCGGAGCTGATCGACGGCGCTGCGGTTGCCATAAACGTCGCCGCGACCGCGACCATGCAGCGTGGCCGCAACATTTCAGCCAATGGCACCATCCCCATAACGGCAACTGCGGCACAGCCGTTTGCAACGAGGGTGGGAGCTGCAGGCGTATTCATCTCGCTAGATTCAGTGGCCTCCCCCAACGTCACCGTCGGTGGCGTCACGACGGCTTACTTCGAAGCGTTGGCGGATATCCCGATCAGCGCTGCGGCCGCGATCAGCCGAGCGAAGATCATGGGCGCCAGCCCGGTAATGCAATTCGACTCGACTGCGGAAGACATACTTCGGCAAAAGCCACTGGCCGCCGCCGCGCTCATTGAAAGCGCGTTCACCGCCGAGCTGCGAGTCATCAAGGACGGGCTGAACGGGTTCCCTGAAATAACGATCAGCGCCGCCGGCGGACTGGTCGCAGACCGGCAACTAGCATCCGCCCAGTCGGTTATCGTGAGTGCCGCGGCAAACATGAGCCCGTATCGGAACATGGTCGCGCCAGCCGCAATCGCCTTTGTCGGATCTGGGACGGTTGCGCGCGCCGCCCTCATGTCTGTCAAGCAGGCAGCGATTAGCCTCACTTCTATAGCCACCCTGGAGCTGGCTGAAAAGCTCTACTCAGCGGCGATCTTGAGAATAACCGCAGTCGCCAATATGAACAGGTTCCGGCAAAAGACCCTTGCCGCGACGCCTGTGATTTCAATATCGACTGTGCCGGCTCAAGGTGCGTTGCCGCCGGGACTACAGGTTTTGGCGGCCCTTGGCGGCAGCGCGACAATAGGCGTATCGACTCAAGGAGAAATCTTTGTAGGAGGGCTATTGCCTGAACCTGATTTCCGCACTCTGACGGTGCCGTTTGAACAATTCAGCTTGTTCGTTCCGTTTGAGCCGTTCGTGCTGGCAATCTCAAAGGAGAATCAGCGAGTGAAAACATTTACCCGACAGCCGTCAGAAAAGCTGCCGTATGACCTCGATTTCACTATCTGGTTCGAAGAAATTGCGGATGATGAAATATCCAGCGCAACCGCAGTCGTCACAGAGGCTTTGGGCGCAGGCGGTGCTATCGGTGACGTTACGGTCGGGCCGTTCGTGATCATCGGCACGCCGAAACGCATCGTAAAGGTCTGGACGGACAACGGGGTCGCTGGAGTCACCTACAAGATAACGGTCAGCATGGTTACCGACCAGGGCCGAGAGAAAGAAGTTGATTTTCGACTCAAGATCAAGGAGCAGTAGCTGTGCGCAATCGCTATTTCATGGCCAATAACGTCCGATGCCAGATGAGCGGAACGCACAATGCGTCGGTGACCACAATCACCGTCGTTAGCCCTGCGTCACCGCTAAACGTTCCGCCAAACCCCACGGTTGCCGGCGCTGATGCGTACAACAATATCGGCGCGGCGACTCTGGTCAACGACCTAAACAACCCAACCAAGATTGAGATAATCACCTTCACAGGTGCGTCTGACATTGGCGGCGGGTTGTGGCGGTTGACCGGGGTCACTCGCGGCGTTCACAGCACCGCGCAAACGTGGACTGCCGATGACACTCTCATTCAGGCAGATTTCACTGAAAACACGGTGGTTCCAGGGGTCGACGCGAACGAAAAGGCGGGCCTGATCACGCTTTCAGGCTACGAAATTGACTCAGACAAACCGATAAAAGCACTGGGGTTTAGCGTCGCGGTTGCATCAAATCAAAACGTGGGCGGCACTGTAGACCTTGATTTCAGCGTAGCGCAATACAAGTTGATCACGATTCAGGGAGTGACAACTCTAACCTTCAGCGGCGCCCCCGTTGGGGCAGAACTGTACGTCGAGGTCAAAAACACCGGCGTCACATACACTATTACGTGGCCAACATCGATCCTCTGGGTTGGGCGAGTTATCCCAAATCACAGAACGGCATTCAATCATCGGCATTTGTTCAAATTCACGGTCAGGGCTGCAGATAGCTATATCGGATCAGCCCTTCTCAACGTCGGCCAGCCGTAATGGGCGAAGCTGAGAAAGCCCTCAACACGCTCACACAGTTCGCTCAGGAACGAGCGAATCAGCATAAAAAAGCTGGGCAAGACTCGACCGCCGAGGCGATTCTCGGAATGGCTGAGTTTTGCTATCGGCGGCTACTGCCGATCGCTCAGGAGGGTGACAAGCGTGGCGCTTCTCAGGCTCAATGATTTTAGCGGTGTCGCGCCAATATTCGACGACCGAAAGTTGCCGTTAGGCCTAGCGGTGAATGCGCTTGACTGCAGGATTGAGGGGACGGATTTGGTATCCCTATGCACGGATACGCTTTTCACCACACTGCCTTTCACGCCGTCTGTCCTCTATAAGCACGTAACTGGCTGGCTGGCTTGGCCGGAAGGCACTGACGCCAACGTCATGCGTAGCCCGATTCCTG